TTTATGTCTAAAAGCACTCCTTTGTCATGGTCGTATAGTGGAATCTCAGCAATATGCTCCGCCATAGTTGCAGGAACAACCATTCCTGTATCTTCTAATTGAAGATTCTCATCACCATCTAATCTAGGTACATCATCTACATGGTTTGCCTTTAAGACATTGACAGTAATCTGTTTTACCACATCTCCTTCATGAGCTACCTCTTGTCTTTCGATGTATCCTCTACGCTTTCCTTTAGTTTTTAAGAGGAACATAGTAGCCAAAGTATCTCCTTTGGATATTCTCTCCATCAGTTTATGTTCACCGAAGTCAAGCATAATCTCTTCAGGCTCTATTTCAGCCAGTCTAGTACGGAACTCCTCATCTGACTTAATCCAACTGCTATAAGCAGCTCTACTAATCCCAGCAGCTTCACAACTAATCGTGATGTTGCCGAAGTTCTCCTTGTAAGCTATTATAAAAGCTTCCTTAGTGATGTCTTTGAATTGAGCATTCATTATTTCTTTGGTTTGGGTTTACACTTGTACATATTATATATTTTTATAATGTTATTGGATGAAATCAGAATATTGAGGGGCACAAGGGGCAATCCACCTTTCCTACGCTAAAAAATAGGGTAGGGGGTAGGTGGGGTAGGGGACTTTGACGTTATAACATTGAATAACGACCTTATCCCTCTCCTATTTAACATAATATAGATTATAAGCCATTGCCCCTCTCCTATTGTTAGCCCTTTGCTAAGGTCAAAGATATGTATTTTACTTTATTGATTGTTTAGTGAATCTTATGGCCCAATTAAGGAATAGGCTGTAATATATCAATTCAATTAAGGTATAAATATATCCCTATATTAATCATATTATAGTATATATTATATCCTATATTATACATTATATCCTATATTATATAATATATACTATATGTACTAATATATCCTATACTAATAAGATATATACAAAACAATACCGAATACCTTAGTGTAATAAGTACACATTAACTAAATTCTTTTAATCTTTTTTTATATTATTTGACTTTTGTATTAATTAATTCAGTAGTTTTATTCCGTCGTATAAAACAAACGACGCCTATATTATGCAATATTTAAACATTCTTTTCGTCATTCAGTTAGGATTATTTGTATTTTTTATTGGTACAATTATGCGCCTGGTATTCTCTATTCTATTTGATAACAATAAAACTATTTAACATGAATCAAACAATTACATTAGGCGAATTCGTCTTAATTACTTTGTCCTTTGTATTCGTTTACGTGTATATTAAAACACTATTCGACAAACATTAATAACAACAAAACAAAACACAAACACATGGAAACAACATTAACAACATTTAGCGAATTGCGTAAAATTGCGCAATTAATTCAAAAGTCAATCGACAAAAGTTACCTAAACGAATCATGGCGCGAATCAATTACTTATTCAGGATATCGACATTATGAAGATATTGTATTAACGTATTCGGGGTATTATTCTCATTCCGACGATTGTACCGAAATAAACGGGGAATATTATAATAAAGATAATGACGAAGATTATATAACCTATGACGAAATTGACGAAGAATACATTTTAGAAGACGACGCGCGCATAGTATGTGATAGAAGACGCGAATTTTATACACATTATCGTAATTGCAATTCGAGTCATGATATATACGAATATGGCGACGAATATATTACATTGGAATACATGGAATATAATTCCTTGGTACATGATTGCGACGGGGATATAAGACATGTCGACGACGTATATTATTGGGAATCGGACGGGGAATACCATGATACACGCGAAGACGAAGAAGAAGAAGAAGAAGAAGAAGGCGCAAAATTGATTAACGGGTATTCATATAAACCGACGCCAAAATTTTTTACTTTGCCCTATGACGATAAAAATACCCCTTTTTTAGGGATTGAATTGGAAATTGAACGACGTAATTCAAATAGTGTTAAGCATGGCGAATTGGCGCAACAAATAGAAAAGGAACATTGGTATTTTAAGTCGGACGGATCATTAACGGATGGATTCGAAATAGTTACTCACCCGTTAACATTTAATTATTTAATTCATGCAAAGGAATCAATCTTAAATTCTTTGAAGGTAATTTCCGATAACGGGTACAATTCATATAATGCGAATACATGCGGAATGCACGTCCACATATCAAAAAAGTCGTTTAGTACCTGGCAATTATATCGTTTTATGAAATTCTTTGTAGAAAATAAGGAATTTATAATTGGTATATCCCAAAGAAAATTGGATAAATTACAGAAATGGGCGAATATCGAAGATGAATCGAATTCCGAATTGATATATAAGGCAAAGAAAAAAGACGGGAATTCCGCGCGATATGTTGCAATTAATTTACAAAATTATGCGACGATTGAAATACGTATTTTCAGGGGTACACTTAATCCTCAATCCTTTTATAAAAATATTGAATTCGTTTATTCTTTATTTATGTATACAAAGGAATTTAACGAAATTTCCTTAGAAGGATACAAAGAATATATTTCGAATTCATGCGATTATTCAAATTTAAAAAAATTCATTAAACTAAAAAATTTATAATTATGTGTATTATAGCTATTCAGCCGAAAGGAATAAAAATAAAAGAAAATATTTTGCGTACATGTTGGGACGCAAATAACGACGGCGCGGGTATTATGTACGTCGATAACGGCAAAATAATCGTTCAAAGGGAATTACATGACTTTAATGAATTTATGCGCCTAAAAAAACATGCGGATAAAACGAACGGAAATATTATTTTACATTTTAGGATTGCGACCTCAGGCGGAATAAACGAAAAAAATTTGCACCCGTTCAAAGTTAACGAACATGTATATTTTTGTCATAATGGTATTTTGGATATCGACGTACCCGCCAATTCTCCAATAAACGATACGCAAATATTTAATAACTATTTCATGAAGGGATTGCCTAATGACTTTTGCAATAATAACGCGATTATGCAATTATTGGAATATTCCATTGGCGACCGAAATAAATTCGTTTTCTTAGATAGTTCGGGCGAATTCCACATATTAAACGAAGGCGCGGGAATGTGGGACGAAGGCGCCTGGTATTCTAATATGTCGTATAAAAAATACGATTATAAGAACGTACACGAAAAAAGTAAATTTATACCCAATAAATATTGGGACGACGCCGACGATCTTTGCACCTGTGAATCATGCGACGAAATTGTAAATATAGACGATATTGAATACGACGAATATTTCGATATCATGATATGTAAAAAGTGTAAAGATTCAATATTAGAGTATTCCTTAAAATAATTGTGTTGTTTTATGTGTTGGGATATCCCGTAATTGGGGTATCCCTTTTTTATTTTAATGTATTAAATAGGGACGTAAAATAAATAAAGTATTTTAAGGCGAAATAAGACGATAAAAAAATAAATGATATAAGGATATTAAAAGTAAATTAAACGGGCTAAAATAGGCTAAAAATAGCCATTAAATTGATTCTAATATGAATATGGAATACGTATATATAAAATATCGACGTTATAACATTAAAATTATAACATTAGTTCGTTATGCAACCATTGAAACAAAATTGCAAAGTGCCAAAAACTCGCCAAAAACTCCATGCCAAAAACTTGCTAAAAATCCCCTAAAAATCCCACAGGCAAAAATCCAGCAAAAATCTTTTATGATTTCCTTAACAAAAAACCCCATAAAAATCTTAAACAATAACAAAAAACCTTTAACTTCGTTTAAAATTATTAACAAACACAAAAAACCCATCTATGAATTTTGAGCTAATCACAGCCAGGTTCGATTGCTATTGCAGTATGACTGGCGAACTTATCAAGCAAGGAGAAGATGTTTATTACAACTACTCGGCAAAAACTTGCATACATCCAAGATACTACGAGAATGTCATGAGTCAAATTAATTCTCAAGGGATGACATCCTATTTCCAAAGACACCAAAAACTTAACAAAATACAAAACCCTTAATTATGTCAGTAAAACTTGAATTTATCAAAGAATTTGATCCAGTATCTAAATTAATCGTTTATTTTACCCAAAAAGACGGAATGTATGTTAGCAATAGCATATCTGCCGATAAGGATAAAGCTTACGATATGTTTTTAAACATTGCTTCAAATGTCGAAACTAAACCTCATAAAGAGGTAGTAGAAACCATTTTTAAACTAGCCTAAAAATTTGAATCGTGCACCCAACACCATCCCATCTAAAACAAAAAGGTCTTAAGGATTATTTTATGATTACTATTGATAGTCATAGAATGAAGAAGGACTTTATTTACAGGGGTATGTTTATCCATTGGGATAACAAAAAACCCTTAGACAAGTTCTACTATTGGAGAGCTTCGTATTTTACCTCTATTGAGGCTGCTATGCGATCCATTGATAGACATTATAAACTATTTAAAAAAACCAAAAATGCTGATTAGAGATTATCGTGCCATGCTTAAATATGGCGATATTAAAAAGATTTGTGAGGCAACTGGATTCAGCCCTTACCTAGTAAAAACTCGTTTAGCCAAGGCTGATGAGGAGATGATTGAAATAGTAGAAACCTACTACGCTAAAAAAATTGATGACATTAAAAACTCTATCTATGATTTTCAGTCAGAATAAAAATTTTAACTATTGGATTATGCCTTCAGTTAGTAACAAGAAGATGAGTCCAAAGCAAAGACAATCCCTTTGTAATGAGATTATTGAAAAGGTTTGTGCCTATTATGGAGTATCTGTTAAAGATGTGGTAGGTCGTACCAGGTTCAAAGAAATCGTAATGGCTAGGCACATGGCTATTTATATCATTAGAAACAAGGTTAAATACAAGCTTAAAGCTACTGGTATGTTATTCAATCGTGACCATACAACTGTTATCCATGCCATCCAAAACATTAATAACTTGCTTTGCTATGATGAAGCGACTATTAACGATTTAAAAAACCTTCAAAACATATTATAAACCAAAACACACCAATTATGTCGAGTGATTTTTCAAACTGGTCCGAGCAAGAGCAAAGATTGTTTATTGCTAAAGTGATCCACAACATTAACTACTCACAAAGTAGTTTAGAAATGATGCAAAGCATCGTAAACTTTTGGGAAGAACACCCAATAAGACAAGCCGTATTTTTTACTCAAAACCTAAAAACCCAAAAAACCTTACAGTATGGAACTTCAAACTAAACCCAAATTTGATATTGTCAACGCAGAATCAATGCTTGACCTATCTAAAGATTTATCAAGATTAATTAAAGAGAAAGGATTATCATCCAATATCCAAGGCAAACAATTTGTAAATGTTGAAGGTTGGCAATTTGCTGGAGCTTCCTTAGGACTGATGCCGATTATCACAGAAACTACGGATATGTCCAAGGAAGATGAGATTAGATATTCAGCTAAATGCGAAGTGCGTAACATTACCACAGGTCAGTTAATGGCAGTAGGTATTGCTTTATGCTCTAATAAGGAGAAAACCAAGCGTTATTTTGATGAGTATGCTATCTTATCTATGGCACAAACTAGAGCCATTGGTAAGGCTTATAGAAACCTTTTAGCCTGGTTGATGAAAGCTGCTGGATTTGAGGCAACACCTGCTGAAGAAATGGATTTCGCTAAGGATGATATCCCTAAAAAACCCCATGTGGTTGAAGTGGTAGCCGAGGAGATTCCTATTGAAATCGATAGGACTAAATTGATTAAGGATATTACTGCGGTTACTAGGATGAAAGATTTAACCGAAATATTTTTTGCACATAAAGAATACATCGAAAATGATGAAGCTTTGATGATGCTAATGAAAAGTAAAAAAGATTCACTAACAAGTAAAAAGAAATAAAATGGCATTAGAAATAACTGGAGCAATATCTACATATTATGATTTTCCTAAATTAATGATAACTTTTGATGACAATAGTTACACCATTGTGTTAATGATTGACGAAAACGGAACAGGCAACGGAATAGTTACAACTGATACAAGTTGGGATCATGCCAAACAAGATTTTTGCACAACAGGAAAATGGAATTTAAATCAATTTGTAGATTATAATGAAACATTAACTATTAAAAATAAATAAAATGAACGAATTATCATTACCAAAAATAGAATTGGCTTCCTACGAGCCTAGTAAATTTAACAATAGTGTGATTAAAAGCACTATCGTAGAACACTTTAAAGAAACAGGGGAATCCCCATTAGAAACCCTAGTAAGAATGGATGCTATCTCTCAGCTATTTGATGAGGTTAGAGCTGACCTTCGTGATTTAGTAGTTAGTGAACTTGAGAAGTATCCTCAAGGCAAAGCTGAGGTATTAGGTAGCGAGGTTTCTAAGATTGAATCAGGAGTAAAGTATATTTACGAACAGGATTACGCTTGGGATAAGCTAAATAAGGAAGTAGAAAGCCTTAAATATGCCCTTAAAGAAAGGGAAAAGATGTTAAGGTCGATTACATCACCTGTGGTTGATCCTGAAACAGGAGAGATGGTACATCCTGCTCCAAGAATATCTACGACTACATTTAAAATATCATTGAAAAAATGATACACCAATTAAAAAATACTATTGATGTATTAACCCCTTTAGGATATGGAAAAGCCATCGCATGGATTGATTACGGAACTGATACAAACACCATATGGAAAGTGGTGTGTTACAAAACAGGTAGAGTGCGTAATTTTTACGATGACGACATTCTCGTGTACCCCAACTCCATGGATGGGGGTGAGATAGATGAAAATTATTTTGCTAAAAGGGATTTTCATGAAACCAATCAATCATTTATTAAAGGACTAAAAAACCATTTTAAACCAACTGAAGATGCCAGGTGAGATTAAAGGATTAGAAAACTCAGTAGCTATACGAATGGTATATACTGATACTAGAGAAGAAGTTATTTTTAAATCAGCAGCTTTAGCTAGTCGCAAGACTAAAATATCTGCTCAGGTAATTAGAGAATCACTTAACCCATTAGCTCGTAAGAGATTTATAGTGGAAAATAGAAGGGTGGTTTTTAGGATTGCTAAAACAAATTAATATGATAAACACAATACACAACGAACCTTGCTTAGAAACATTAAAGAAAATGCCCAATGATTTTTTAGATTGCGTAATTAGTTCACCGCCATATTGGCAATTAAGAGATTATGGTTATGATGGTCAATGGGGACTAGAGCCAACATTTCAACAATATTTAGAACATTTATGGGTAATGATGGATGAGATTTATAGAGTTCTTAAACCATCAGGAACTTGTTGGATTAACTTAGGCGATACATATAATAATTCAGGATGGGCTGGAGATAAAAAAGATAAATATAATGACCAACCTATAGTAGCAACTGGAACTAAAGCTGGAAGAGGTGGTCAAAAAGGGTTTCCTGATAAATGTTTAATATTAATTCCACATCGATTTGCTATTGGGTGTATAGATAGAGGTTGGATTGTTAGAAATGATATAATTTGGGCTAAAAGAAATGGAATGCCCGAACCTGTAAACGATAGATTTACTAAAAAACATGAGTATATATTTTTAATGGCTAAATCAAGGAAATATTATTTTGATTTAGATTCTATTAGAGATAAACATATTTGGGAAAATGATAAAAGAAATGATGGTAAAAGACACGAATATAAAGATGACGCAAAAAGTCATTCTGACGATAAGGTGGGCGCGAAAGGCGTATCTTTTAATCCAAAAGGTAAAAATCCAGGTAGTGTAAGTGATTTTTGGGATGTTAAAACTAAACCATCATCTGTCAAACATTATGCTTCATATAATGTAGATTTAATAACTAAACCAATTTTAGCAGGTTGTCCTGAAGGTGGGTTAATATACGATCCATTTATGGGTAGCGGAACCACAGCTATTCATGCTATAATGAATAATAGAAATTTTATTGGTAGTGAAATGAGTACAGAATATTTACAGATTGCAAATAAAAGGATTTCCGATGTTTTATTGCAACCTAAATTGTTTTAGTATATTTGTCATGAGTGTCGGATACTCATTTAGAACTTATTGCCCTTGACATGAACCCCCAATCCGACTGGGGGGAATTGGATAGGGCTTTTTTATTTTATGAATAGAGATTTTAAGGGGGTGTGGATTCCTAAGGATGTTTGGTTGGATCATAACCTTACATGGATGGAAAAACTTTTATTAGTAGAGATTGACTCCCTAGATGCAGAAAAAGGTTGCTTTGCTTCCAATGGTTATTTCGGTGAATTTTTTAATTTAAGCAACTCAAGAGTGAGTGAAATGATTGCTTCTTTAGTTTCTAAAGGATATATTACTACCTTTCTTTTGTACGAAGGAAAACAAGTAAAACAAAGAATTTTAACACCTACTATACCTATTCGGAAAATCGATGGGGGTATTCGGAATACCGAAGGGGGGTATTCGGAAAAGGCGAAGGATAATAATACATTGATTAATAATACAACTATTAATAATACTAATAAGATATATAACAAAAAATTTGTTAAACCTACACCGAAAGAAGTAAGCGATTATGCCAAAGAAATTAATTTTAATTTAGATGGCGAATATTTCTGTGATTGGAATGAAGCAAGAGGTTGGTTAGTAAGCAAAAATCCTATGAAAGATTGGAAAGCTGCAGTAAGAACATGGAAACGAAATGGTAGTAAATACACAAATAATACAGATACACAAACCACAAAAATTAAATTAAAATGACACCAAAAGAAAAAGCAGAAGAATTAATTGATAAAATGGAAAGACCACTAAATGATGATTATGCTGTAGATTATAATCCTTATTATAAAGAATGTGCATTAATAGCAGTAGATGAAATATTGTCTATGGGTATTATGTCTGAAAGTGGAGATTGGGAAATGGCAAAATCTTATTGGCAAGAAGTTAAAAACGAAATAGAAAAATTATAATGCAAGTCATAGACCTACCTAAAAACATAGAAGTAGAAAGGAATATCCTAGGCTCACTACTGATAGATAAAAAGTCTTTATCATTGGTAATCAACTACTTAAAAGAAGATATATTTTATGACTATAAGCACCAACTGGTGTTTAGAGTTATAAAGGATATGTATGATAAGAATATTCAAATAGACTTAACTACTGTATTCCAAAGATTAGTAGATAGTAAACAAACAGATCAAGTAAATGCTTATTACCTATCTGAGTTAACAAAAGATGTGGTAACAACTGCTCACCTAAACACCCATATAGAGTTAATCATAGAATTATACAAGCGTAGAGTCTTGGTCGAGCTGGGCAGAGAGCTGGTAAATGGGGCGATTGGCGGTCAGGTAGAAACCATAGACTTTATGGCTGAGATGAGCAAAAAGCTGATTCAACTGCAAGAGTTTGGGAATATCTACGAAAAAATGATGGAGGATATTATTTTATCAATCAATTATTCTCGTGATACAGCTCAAAAAGGGGCATTATTGGGATATAACACAGGTTTTAATGAGCTAAATAACACGCTATGCGGATGGGTTAAACCTGACCTAGTAATTTTAGCTGCAAGGCCAGGTATGGGAAAATCTGCAATGATGCTTTCGTGTGTGTATCAACTATCTTGTATAGACAATATCCCTTGTGCCATTTTTAGCCTCGAAATGAGCTCCGAGCAGTTAGTTGAAAGGTTAGAGTCAATCAGTTCAGAACTGCCCTTAAAATGGCTTAGAATGAATATTATGGATGATGCACAAAGAAAGGTGCTTCTAAAGACAGATGACTTGTTATTAACTTCCCCCATACATATTGAAGATATGGGCGGTATAAGTGTAACCCAACTTAGAACTAAAGCCACGATTATGAAGCAGAAGTATGGAATTAAGGTAATTTTTATTGATTACCTCCAACTAATGAGTGGAACAGGCAAATCAAACCAAAACAGAGAGCAAGAGGTGAGCTACATCAGTAGAAGTCTTAAAGCTTTAGCTAAGGAGTTGGAAGTACCTATTATCGCCCTATCTCAATTATCTCGTAGGGTAGAAGAAAGAGGAGATAAGATGCCTCAGTTATCTGACTTAAGAGAATCAGGATCGATTGAACAAGATGCCGATGCGGTTATTATGCTTATGCGACCTGCTTACTATGAGATGACTGAAGCTATTGAGATTGGAGGCAAGGAATATTCTCCAAGGGATTTAGTAGTATGTAAAGTGGAGAAAAATCGTCATGGTTCCACGAAGAACATAGCATTAAGATTTTTACCTGAAACAATGAAATTTGAAGATTATGATTAATGAAACCTATATACCCATGCAGGATATTTTAAATAGACTAAAAACACATCCTGATTTAACTCCCCAAGACAAAAAGGATTTTGGGTATATCACAGATATGCTAAAGATGTCTAAAAAAAGAAAGGATAAGATATTTAAACCAGTTACATCAAATCAAAAAAGAAACCAAAACAAATAACCTATGAAAACAGCAATTCAAGAATTAATCTTTCACATAGCATATATGGAAAGAAGAAAGTATCAAGATGAACAAGAAAAAATTATTGGTGGAATGAATGATTGTATTATGAATGATGCTATTGTTATTCAAAGTAAAGTTATTGAAGAATTAACTAAAGAATATGCTGAATATCTTGAAAAAGAAAAAGAGCAAGTTATAGATGCTTATTGTAGCGGGTATCAACACGGAAGCACACTTGAAATAATACAATCAGAAGAATATTATAATGAAACATATAACAATGAAAGAATTGATACAGATAATGATAGAGTTTACTAGACTATTTTTAGGTGCTTTATTAAGCATATTCCTATTAGGAACATTAGCTTTAATTGCCATTGTTTTACTACTTATAAAAAAATTCAAATGAAACAAGTTTTTGTACAAAACGACAGAAAAAAACCATTAGAACATGATTATGACATTATGTATGATGATGACAAAAGAGTCGTATTTTATTCTAATAACCCTGAATGGGCTGAAACATTAAAAGGTACAATATATGGTCACATCAAAGAACATGGTGATGGAGTTAAGATTAAGATTGGAAAAGAAACTATGGATTTAGACTTTTGTGATTACCTTGTTCTAAAAATCTTGATAGCTTCTGACTTGAATGATATAGACTCTTTCGAGATTAGAGAATCTAAAACTATTAAAAAATGGGGCAACGCAGAGGATACAGAAATCGTAGAAAATATATAAATATGAAACAGATACCAGGTTACGAAAACTATAAAATAACTGAAAACGGAGTTGTTTATAGTAATTTTACAAACGACATTAAAAAACCATCTAATCATAGGCAGGGTTATTTTTTAATTGGATTATCCAAAGACAAAAAAGAAATAAAGCTTCTTGTTCATAGGCTAGTAGCATTAACTTATTTAGAAAACCCAAATGGATATAAATATGTAAACCACAAGGATGGCAATAAAAGAAACAATCATGTTAGTAATTTAGAGTGGGTTACAAGTTCTCAAAACCAAAAACACGCTTATAAAAATGGATTAAAAGTCGCTAATCGTAAAATGATTAACAACAAAATTGTAATTGATACTAATAATGGCATTTTTTATGATTCTATAAAAGAGGCTGCTAAAATTAAAGGTTTAGATAAAAGTCATTTGGCTCAAATGTTAAGAGGTCAGATTAGAAATAAAACCAGTTTAATTTATGCGACATAGGGGGTATAGAAATAAGAGGAAGTTTGCCATAGAGGAAGCTAAGGCTAAAGATGGAACTTACCAGGCTATAAAACTATTTGCTAAAAACACTAAGATTATCGTAATACATCAAACTGAAGCACTAAAGAAAAAGTATTTTTTGCTAGAGTATGAGAACAATGGGTTACCTAGTGGCATAGCAGATAGTAGAGCAGAGTTCTTTGCTTTTAACTTAGACTTAAGGGATAGGATAGTATTTATTAGAGCAGAGTTTTTAAGAGCTAAAGCAAGAAGATATTTTCGCATTGGAGAAACAAAAGAGAAGGATGGAATCAAATATGTTAAGATGCCAACCGAGGAATTGATACGTTGGTATTAACTATATATTAAATATATTATGTAATTTTGAACTTATGGCATACCATTCAGCTAGTGATTTAACCAAAATGATGTTGGAGTATTTAAAGGATAATGGCAACGATGTATGGAGGAATAACAACCTTGCCGTTAGAGGTAGATCGTTCATAGGAAGGAAAGGAGTACCTGATATCATTGGTTATAGTAAAAAGTATGGCACATTCGTTGCTTGTGAAGTAAAAGCAATAGGCGATAAAATATCATCAGAACAGTTAATGTTCTTAAATGAGTTAGCTTATGCAGGAGGGATAGCAATGTTATGTAAACAGATAAGGGATGAAAGAATCATAATAAATATATTTAAAGATAATGGCGAAAGTGAAGAATACGAACTCATCGAAGGTTTCATTCGGAAAACGAAAAATGGGTAAAGCGAAAAAAAGTTATAACAAACATTCTCCAAGACCAAAACCAAGTAGAGGTCAAGGAAAGTAATTAATAATCAAAAATAAACAACATGGCAGCAGGTAAAGAAAAAGTTTTCTTAGGCAGATCACAGACTATGAAAACAGCGTTCGGTGAATTTAAAAAAGTATCATTCGGACCAGATGATTTAAAAAAGATGAGTGATTTCGCAGCAACTAACAATGGTTGGTGCAACATCTTAATCAAAGAAAAGAAAGGAGCTACTCCTGGCGAAGCTGGATTTTATATCGAGCTTGATACTTGGAAGGCTGATGGTAAACCAAAAGAAAAATTACCATTCTAATGAAAATTATTAAAGATTTCACTCTAAATTTGCTGGTGTTATTAGTGGTAGTATATTTGCCTTTCGCTTTTGTGGTAGGTGATTACAATCCTAATAATTGGCATTGGATAACAAGAGCAGTATATGTGCTTACGTTAGTAGCGTTGATGACTTACGCTATTCAAGAGTATAGAAAAAAATAGTTTGTGTTTTGTGTTAATAGTTATCCCTCACCCTTAAATAAGGTGGGGGTTTTTTATAATAAAGAAACCCAGGTAGAAACCTAGGCTTGATTTTCCTTTATTATGCGTATGTCCTTCAAGACTCAAAGGTAATAGATTTCATATAACTACCAAAAAAAACCTACTCTTTTTTAAGGAGTAGGTAAACCAAAAACCACCAACTATGAGAGCTTCTTATGATTGCCTATTTGTCTTATCGTAAAACTTGGTAAGGATGCTTCCGTAAAGGGTAGCTTGATACCTAGCTATAAATGAATCTGAGCTCTCGTTTATATAGAAGTAGTCTTGGGATTGCATATATACAAAGCATCTATCTTCATATTCATCATCATTAGTAACAGATTCTACTAAGTGGATATTGATGTAAGAGTCTGTTTGCTCTACATTTTCTCCATACTCGTAGCTATCATCCTCTGTTAATTGAACGATGTGCATTAACATCTTTAGCACTTTCTTTTATAATGATTAATCTCAGCTTCATCATCACCTCATTCAGTCGTTGTTCTAAGATTCTTTGTTCTAATTTCAAGCTTTTGATTACTTCGTCAGGGTGCTGATTGCTCATACAAATTTACATTTTAATTGTTATAGAAATAAAAAGTGCATACCATATTGATTATCAATACAATACACACTTATGTGTTTACTAACTATTCTCTATTTTTTGGGTAGTCGAATGATTTTACTGCCTAGTGGCATTGGCACGAATATAGCAATTCTTCCGCTATCTAAAACTACTCCACAACCAAGTGTTGGTCGTTTGGGGAAAGGTTTAGAATATTCCATAGCGTAAGCGTTAATATCGATGCCACAACCTACGTTCATACCGAATATCATATCCTTATCACTTGAAGAGTATAAAACTCCCCCAAAAGAGTGGATATGACCTATGACTGTAGATTGTCTACAATCCCTTGCTCTATTGATAGCACCTGCTTGTCCTGAGCTTCCTGTACCATGGGTATATAAAACACCGTCTATTTCCCATTCTAAAGCCCATTTCCAGCCTTTAGGGGCTTCCCAAGCATCTTCATAGGATTTAATAAAACGGCTCGGTAAACCGCTTGTAATAGCCTTTCTTTTGTGTAAGGCACTATGGTTACCGATACACACCTTTACATTAGGAAAACGCTTGTACCAAACGTTTAGTTGTTGTAGGGCTAATTGTGCTTCTTTGGAGGCTGATTCTCCGTTAGGGTTGTGCTCGTGATAAGAGATGGCATGATTATCCACCTCATCTCCAATGTGTATGATTTCAGAACATTGGAACTTGTTAAACACCTCATAACAAAAGTCGAGGTATTTAGGATGACAGAAAGGAAAATGGGTATCGCCTATGATCCCCACATTTTTGGTTTTGCTCATATTGGTTGGATTGGTTAGTTATTTGAATGCTGAGTAAACTGTTTTACCATTTACTTTTAAAGCTCTTAAAACCTGCTTTCTATTTTTACCATCATTATAAGACACATGAACCCAATCAGGGCTACTTGTATCACCCATTTCCCATATTAATTGGTCAAACTCAAGATTATCTTTAATAAAATGGAATATTTCTACGTTGCTAGAATTAGGCATATCATCCTGGTCGATGTCAGCAGCTTTGCCTTCACAATGTTGTGAGCTTAATGCTCCACCTATATAATGGTTTAATACTTTGCTTCTATATCCTGATGAAATGTTTAAAGGACCGAATTTTACTCTTACTGGTTCAAGTACTTGATTACATAAAACTGTAATGTTCATTAGATGTTCAGGAGTAGGATCATTAGATACTCCATGTCTTTTAGCGGACTCTGAACGAGTGAACTCTGCTAAACTAAAGTGAGTTGTGATTTGCATTCTTTCTTTTTTTAGTAGCTTTATTTAAAAGCTTTGTCTTTACGAAATTATAGATTTGTAATGACAACCAAATTATGGAAAGAATATTCACGATAAGTTGTGTGTAAGGACTCACTTTTACTACTTCCATAAAAGATAGCCAAGAGATAGTGGTAGACGCTATACCTACTGAAGATAATTCAGTCGAGTTTGTAATATTATGCATTAGGCTTTTTTTCAAAGATTTGATTAATTGTGGTTAAACCAAGTGCTATACCTGAAAAAGTCAATAAGCCATTAAAAGCCCATTCCTTAATATCATACTTAATAGACAAATAAGCTAAAACTACTCCATTCAATAATGAGAATAATCCTGCTACTCTTTTAGAGGAAACCTCCTTGTCATCTGAAACCATTTTCTTTACAAACTGCATCATTTTCCTAACTTTAAATATACGCTACCTGAGTAGCCAACATTATAATTTTTACTAATATCTACACTAAAGCCTATTAGAGCCTTATTTTTGGCATTTAGCATCAAGGAAGGACTTAGTACTTCCAAGCCATTAGATGGTCTAAAATCGCCTCTAATACCCCAAAAAAGGGTATATCTAGGTTTTTCAGCGTAGAACTCTTTAGTTAGGATGGTTTTTTCGGTTATTTTGGCTTTAAAGCCTCTTGAAATGATCCTATTTTGACTGATAGTATCATCAATCACAAAGATATTAGAATCTTTCTTAATAGTGTCAGAATAAGCCTTAACCTGGTTATAATCGGATATTATGCGTATCGTATCGGATATATGCGTATATATCGTATCTAAAACCTTGTAAGGAATAGAATCTCCTTTTTTGTACTTATTTATGTACACATTTGTGTACAAGGTATCGTGTAAGGTAATTACCTTTTTGTATTTAGATGGATCAAAAGTAGTATCTACTTGTTTGGGTTTAAGCAAAAAATATAGCCACAACACTAAAAGCATTATGGCTATGAATAAAATATTGTTCTTAACGAACGACATTACAATTCTTCTTCTTCTTCTTTAACAAATGTAATTCCTGTTGTCCAATCTTCAAGGAAGTTAAAGTTTTCTAAACCTGCTGGATTGACTACTTCAATCTTTTTAAACTCAAATTCTTTTTCGTTTAATTCTTTAAGTTGCTCCCCAAGTTTTTTGATTCCTT